GTACCCGTCTGACCAGTATGAACTCATGCAATTTGCTCGCGCGGCTGATTTTCTCCAGATGGACGATCTGCTCGATGAATCGGCTCGACGCATTGCACAATTTCTCAACGGTCAGCCCGCGGAGAAGATTTGGGAATTTCTTCGCTAGGACGGTCTCATGTATACGGCCCAAATTTTAATACCACCGGGCCGCAAAGGGAATGGTAAATAGTTTTCATACATGGTAAGGAGGGCCGAAACGCGTTGCCGAACAGTCCAGTCGTAGTTTGGATACACGGTATGTGTCCCGGAATCGTATGTTCGGAACGTTCCGTACTTTGTTTTGTACCCGGTGACGACGTGACCGAGAAACGGCCGGACGTTGAACATTATCCAGGCGTGCGAGAGGTTGTACCGGACGCCATTCCGGTCCATGGTATGCGGTACGTACGGATTTACTTTGGATGCCAGAGAACCGAATTGTCGCAGGACAAAGAGAGGTGTGCTCGTCGCAGGGAACATTTTTTGATAAAAATGTATCAAATCTTCTTGTGTTCCACCGGTCACACCGGATCGAGATGCCATGATTCGTCCGCGCCACGTCGACACTGTATTGCTCAACCGGGGGACGAGTCCGCCCGGCCGCACAGTCTTCTGGCGTAACCCGACGCTTCGAATCACATTTTTATTTTTGAACACGGGACTTACGACACCGCCACTCGATAGACGGTGCCGTATGTACTTCCAGAACCACGTCGCGCTCGCTGTTCGGGCCGGACACGCCATGGTATTCACATCGTCCGGGCCGAGATTCATCTGGGCGACCATCGTCCGTAGCACCTGTTGTGGCTGCGGACTCATTAAAAGACCGTTGATGATGCCGTGAAACCAACACGTACCGCCTTGTTGTTGTCGCAGCTTGACATTTTTCGGCATGCCGTGTACACGATGGACGGCCGTATATCCCTTGGCGACAAGTTTGTTTGTGACCCGGTTGTAGAGTGCGCCGTAATTTGGATTGTTCCGAGCGAGATTCCAATTTGTGTGTGTGAGTAGTTTTCGGTAAGCATTTTCGGGCTTCCCGTTGTTGATCAATTTTTCAATTCGGGTGAGTGTATTAAATCGCGTGTTCATATTTGCGTACTTGAGTCGGATCCGATTATACAGCTTCTTGTATGCATTATCATTATCGAGGCGATTGACATCCACGTGGTTTACCATATGGCCAAGTTGTACGCGCAAGTGCTTCCGGTTATCCGTAGCGTGTAAGTGATTCAGTAGTTTTTCGTACCGCAGAAGCGCATCCATCTAACTAAGGACAAGAAAAAACATAAAGGTAATGGAAGAACGTGTTTCGGAGTTTCTTGATATCGACACGCGACGCGCCCTGGGCCTACCGCCCAGACGTCTCACAAACATACCGGACATACAGTTTCCCCTAAAGAGATGTGCAATGTTTGGAAATATTATGATTAAAAGATCACCATTTGGAATCGGTACATATTTCACAGTGCACACCGAGGTCGGCGGCGTATATTATATGTGCGAATCCGAGTACACATATGATACGAGGCGGACCATAACACGCCTGACCGGAGGGCCGTCTCACCTTCGCATGTACCAAATTGTAGAAATACCCGGTGTGCCCGAACTGCCAATCACGAAAGAACTTTGGAAAGTCCACAGAGCCTTCGAACGCTTAAGACTTGAAGGCTCGTAACCAGTATGTCAGTACACCCCCGGGTAGCTCAGCTCCTCCAACAATCCTATGACGATCAGCGAACGCCCGAATGGCACGCGCTCCGTGGCACCATGCTCACGGCAAGCGACCTTGCGACCGCCATCGGAGATAATCATTTCGAAACCCCAGAGGATCTCATCGTCAAAAAGTGCGGCCACAGTCATTGGCATGGAAATGCCGCAACGGCGCACGGAACACTCCTCGAACCTGTCGCCCGTGACATGTACGACCTTCGGCACAATCAAAAATCTCACGAAATTGGTCTTGTCCAGCATCCGGTACACTTGTGGCTCGGCGGCTCACCGGACGGAGTGACTGAGAGCGGCCGACTCATCGAAATCAAATGTCCTTTGTCGCGTCGGATCACACCCGAGGTTCCGAAACATTACTACCCACAGATTCAACTTTTGTTGGAGGTGCTCGATCTCGAAGTCTGTGACTTTATTCAGTACAAACCCCCCAATCTCGGCAAGGGTGGTCAGGAGGAATTTGTCGTCTCGGAGATTCCACGGGACCGCGAATGGTTTGCACGTATTTTACCTGTCGCGCGTGCATTCTGGGACCGGGTACTCTTGAAGCGCAAAACTGGTCTGTGCGAGATTCTCGAAGACGAGGAGGCGCCGGTGCCGCCGTCGACCCCTGGTCCAGAGCCGGTGTGCGAGATACTTGAAGACTAATCTCGATATACTGACATGGTGAAGTGTCCGGCGTGTCAGAAGAACAAGGGGGGTGTTCAGCTGACATGCCGCGAATGCAAAATCGCATTTTGTATCGGATGTATACAACTCGAAATTCACAAGTGTGCGTGTCTCGAAAGTCGTACCGCGTTTGAAAAGAATCTACTCGAGAAGAAACTTGTAAAGATTGAAAGTTCCAGGATTATTAAATTTTAAGTCCCTTCCGGAAAGAAAGGACGACGACGAGAAGAATCATGGCGACTATGATCGGCCAAAGGCTGTCCCGGCCCTTTATCAGCCCCGAGACGTAATTGCGACCGTCGGCATACGAAACCTCGCGAGACCAAGATGTCGTGCCGTCGTCGTACTGGTATTTACGCGCCGGGAACATAAAGGATGTCGCGGGATCAATGCCGCCAGTCATGGCGGTCATGGCCGGTGCGCGAAAGATGTGCTTGGGTGTGAAATGCGCCTCATACTCTGGCTTTTCTTCCGCAGTCTCTTCCTCCTCGCGAGGCATCATCCACGGCAGAGCGTCCGTCGACTTGTGGCCGCCGTTATACGAAATGCCAAACGTCCCTGTGGCCGTGTATGGATTTATGCGGTCCATAGACATTTCGTCAATCTCGAGCATAGCAGTCATTCTCTAGTGTGTACCGATATTTTTGTCCAGGGGCACGCCCCTGTCCAAGACCTTGTCCAGGGCCTCCTTGTCCGCGACGGTCGTTCCGGCATCGCCGTAGGACCTGTCCTGAACCTTTTGCTTGTGTCGGAGCCACATTTCGTCGAGGTTGACGTCGAGCATATACGCCAACTGAAAAAGGTACGAAAACACGTCACCCATTTCGGTCATGACGTCCGTCCCCCGCTCCTTCTTGAGTCCGGTTTTACGAAAACTTCTTTGAAACTGTCGAATCGCCGACGCGAGTTCACCAATCTCTTCTGTGAACAACAGCCATACGGTACTCACGTGGGCCTTGTCCCATCCTTTCGTACGGCACAGTTCGTAGGTTTCTTGTTTGTACCCATTCATACTTGAGTATTTGGCGACCGGTTCTTTTATCAGTCGATCGATGACTGAATGGCGTCACCGACCTCCCGCGGGCTGAATATAACAAGTGCGACGCCGAGCGCAACCAGTTCTATCATGGCTCGCATACGTTCCATCTCCAGTTCGGACAATTTCCGCCTGATTGCAAAGTGCGAACTGACGAGCCGGGACGCACGGTCGATGATAAAAAACAGGATGAATCCGTATATGATCTCGCGAGTCCCCTTCATTACACTTTACTGAGAATAATTTTCATCTGATCAGAAAGTTTCATGTGCCAGGCGTGCAGAACAAAAATCTGAAACAACAGGGTCGTCAGAGAAAGTCCGAGTGCAATGTACGGAATACGCTCGCGCCACTTCTCCTCCGCCATTTACTTGAGACCGGATATTTTTCTGGCCAGAGTCGAAAAATCATTCGAGTGTGTAATGTGCCACGGATAAAGAACCGTCAGGGCGAACAGGAAAGAAATGATCGATACGGTCAACGCCAGAACTGGTATCCATTTCTTACGCTGCTCGGGCTCCATGTTATGAGCTGAGAATTTATCTATTAAAAATGTCCAGCCGCCTTGAGAGCGCCAAGGCGCTTGAACAATATCTCCGCCTTGTTTCTCTTGTTAGAAGCTTTATTTGGATGAAGCTTGAGTGCCAGTCCGTGATACGTGCGGTTGCCTATTATGAAACCGGCTCTCACTGCATTGTTAATCAGTTTATTAATAGTATTGGCGGTGTTGTAGGTCGGCATTGGGGCGCGTGCGTTTCCTGAGGTGAAATTTCTGGCGTTGTGAATTGGGATATTTGTGGGGGTATTCTTCGTAACCTTCGCGATGAGTTTCGCTGCCGCGCGGCGGACATTAAGGTTATGGCCTGGATAACGGCTAGAAATGTTAGAAACGTATTTAAATAACTTTACTCTTGCAGCATTAGCTGCATTCTCATTGGACTCGTTAAGAGTGACATTGGCGCGATGGCTCGCGTGCACACGGTTCTTCTGTAGGCGCGTAAGTTCGCGCACCTCGGCGTTTGTGAACTGCTCGAAACTCATACATTACTTGTATATTTTTTTTTGTCACCCCATCGTCGGGAACATCTTCTTGAATCCTGTGACGTTCGTGCGACACATCGGACACGAGGGTGACCTGGTGCGTCCGAGACACTGTTCACACGCGAGGTGGCCGCACGGATCCAGAAACGTATCGACGAGTCGTTCCATACATATCGAACACGTAAACTGACTGTATTTTCGGGCATTCGTATTCATGAGAACGGCCTCCATCGCCTTGAGCGTCCCGTTGAGTTGTGCCAGTTCGTCGCGAAGTTCTGTGACGCGACTCGTTTCCGCGAACGTTTTGACCCGTTCGACCAGTTCGGCTTGTAGGTCCGGGTCGCTCACGACCGAGGATGCATTTTGCATGATTGTGATGTCGGTCGACAGACCTAACAAGCGCGCCTCTTTCTTTCGGAAATCACCGAGGGCGGCGGCGTACGTCGCCTTGTACCGACCGAGCGTCTCTTCGAACTCGGTCCAGTGGTCGTCGAGGGTCACGTCCGGTACGTCCGGTAAAGACACGTGGGACGGAATCATAACGTCGGAAAGAAACTCGGCCAGCATGGTCATATTCATACTAGAGTGACATGAGCGTTCATTTTTATGTCGGTATATAAAAATGGTATTATTCGAGGTCCTGTGTATGTCGTGCGCAGAGACATTCGGAAACTTTAATCTAAAATGGTTTGCCGAATCGGGTAATTCGGCACACCACCATTTGGGGCTAGGTGTTATGGGATACGGGGTCGTCCTCTTCTTTCTGATCAGGGCATTCGCACTCAAGAATGTTATGATGGTGACGGCGCTCTGGGAAGGG